ATAAAATCATTGAGCTTTTAGAAGATCTTCAAAGGGATCTTCTAAAAGCTACTATTTCATATTCAGACATTGATAACAAAATCAAATATTTTAAAGATTTGAAAGAAGAAATCAAAACTGAAGACACTAACACTAAACAAACTAAAAGCACATAAAAATATGCCAGTATATTGCCCACCCGATAAATTTAAAGCAGCTATTCTAGAATCACTTGAACAAGATGAACTGACTCCAGATGCATTAATGTATCTAATGAGAATAGCAAATGAAGCAAGTAAAAAATTGAAATACAAAAATCCTAAAGATCGAGAAGATTGTATAGGTACAGCTCAAGAAGTAATTCTCAAATATTGGAGAGGATATAACCCAGAAAAATCATCATACCCATTTGCATATTATACACAAATGGTAGTACATGGATTAGCTAAAGGATGGCATGAGCTTCATCCAATCAAAACAATTAACAAAGTTTCATTATCCCACGAGAATATTCACAGTTTTGAATAAGTCTAATGTCATCCTCAGATTATAAAAACAAAAACAAGCCAACTAAAAACAGTAGATATAGACAAGGATACTACAGACCTGAAAACAGTGAAAAGTATTTGGGTGATGTAACTAAAATAATCTATAGATCTACATACGAATACAAATTCTGTAGATTTTGCGATAATTCTACAGATGTATTAAGTTGGTCATCCGAACCATTTTCAGTAAAATATTATGATCCTGTTAAGCAGAAAAAACGTGATTATTTTATAGACTTTTATATGAAATATAATAGAGCTGATACAATCAATGATTATTTAATAGAAGTTAAACCTAAAAAGAAACTTGTTATGCCAGTTTTTGAAGGTAAACAAACTCTAAAAAGATTAAAATCTTACAATTCTGAAGTCGAAGAATTTTTGACAAATAAATCTAAAATTGAAGCTGCAAAAGATTATGCTCGTAGCTTAGGTTATAAATTTATAGTAGTAACAGAAGACTTTTTGTATAACAATGATCTAGAATAATGGAAAATCCGATAATAACATATAGAGATAATCTATTAGCACCTGGTAATATGAATCAAGAAATGACTAAAAGATTTCTTGATTTGTATGTTTTAAACATAAGACCGAAAACAGATTTTCTAGAAACTGATGAAGAAACTAAAGTTATACAATTTGGTAAATTTCTTCCTGGAAAAATTTATACATTTAAATATGATCCACTTTACAAGAATAAACTGGATTTCTTTGATAAAAGACCAGTAATATTATGCAACCAAGTATTCTTTGCAAAAGGTACAAAAAATCTTATTTTGTCTGGCCTAAATCTAAATTTTTTACCCGAAGAAATAGTTGCACAATTATTATCAAAATTTTATGAACTTTTCGATAAAGAAATAGATTTAAGTTATAATATGGCAGGTTCAAATAATGTCAATTTTGATATCCGAGAAATTGCTATGTTTTTTAAAGAATGGAAAGAGGTCTTGGCATACTTTGGAGGTCTAAATGGTTTAGGTTATCAGTTTGCATATAGACATTATATTATTGATAGAATTGAATTTTTAAGATATGTTGAATATCAACATTGGGAAATGCTACCCTTTCTAATGACCGAAGAAATAGAAGGTAAATCTGTAAAGGAGATATATACTTTATATTGGAAAACTTTAATTAGTAATGTAAACAAATCAAAAAAGAGATAAATATCTAAATTAAAATATTATGGCAGGATTTCTAAATAGAGGTAACCCAACATCAATTTTTGGTACTATTGGAAAGGCATTAAAACGTCTTTCTAATCTTGGAATGGATTATGATGATATGGTCGTCAAACAATCCAGAGCCGTTGGTGTAACAGAGGCAGAATTCGGAAACTCGGGATATTTACCTAAAGAGTACTTATATTCTTTGGCAATGTCAGACATTGGTCAAAAGAAATTTATTGCATATTTCGAAAAAGATTATCAATCTCGAAGAGATTATTTAAGAAGATTTGCGATGAATGGGGAAATTGATTATATCGTTGAAACTATCGTTGATGAATCTATAGTATATGATGAGAAAAATTATTTCTGTCGACCAGATACAACATCAATTGGTGAGTATTTGAATGATGATAAAGAAGCTGAAATTAAGGAAATTATTAATGGTAGTTTTAAGAAAATCTATAGCGCCTTTAAATTTAAGGAATCGCATGATTCTTGGCATTACTTTAAAAAGTTTTTGATCGATGGATTTTTAACATTTGAAATCATTTTTGATAAAGAAGGAAAGGAAATTATTGGATTTAAAGAACTTGACGCATTATCGTTAAGACCTGCCGTACAAGAAATGGATGATGGTTCTTACAAAAAAATATGGGTACAATATGAAGATGTTCCCACATTAAAAAGAGAACTACTTGATAGTTCAATTATCTATATTTCATACGCCAAAGGAAATTTTGTTGGAAGACTATCGTATACTGAAAGATTAGTGAGATCATTTAATCTTTTGAGAATCATGGAAAATTCGAGAATTATTTGGAACGTAATGAATTCATCCTATCGATTAAAAATGGTAGTACCTATCGGAACTAAATCTCGTCAGAAAGCTAAAGAATCTCTTGCTGATATGCTATCAGTTTATAAAGAAGATATTTCATTAGACTTTGATTCAGGTGAATTAACCGTAAATGGTAAACCTACCATGCAATTCTATAAAAACTATCTACTACCAAGTAAAAATGGTGAACAACCTGAAATTGATGTCATGGGTGGTGAAGGTCCTGACTTATCAGATACCGACGCACTTAAATATTTCTATGATAAATTAAGAATGGACTCTAAAGTTCCATTTAATCGATTAGAATTTGATGGTGGCGGTGGAGGCCAAATACAATTTGAAGCTTCTAGTATGGATAGGGATGAAATTAGATTTTCTAAATTTATTCGAAGATTGCGAGCGATTTATCAGGAAATTTTACTCAAGCCCCTGTGGATTCAATTATGTTTACAAAAGCCAGAATTGGCTAATGATCGACTGCTCGAATCTAACTTAGGACTTATCTTTAATTCAGATAATATCTTTGAAGAAGCTAAAAATATGGATATTAATGAACGTAGAGCTAACTTTATCTCGACCATGCAACAAATTACTGTTCCTGAACTTGACGAATCTGGTATGATTACTGAGGTGCCTTATTTTAACGCCAAGTTCTTGATTCAGAAATATATGAAACTTCCTGATGCTGATATTAAACGTAATGAAAAATTACAAACTAAGAAAAAGGAAGAAGATGAGAAAAAAGCAAAAGAAATTGCTAAGCAACAAGGATTTTAATTTTCAGTGAAAAATAACAGCGCACAAATGCCACTACCTATAATATTATTAATACTGTTTTCATTTTTGGCAGTTTTCTATTTATTCTATAAACTTATAAAATATTGTAGACATCTTTGTTATTGTCCAGGCAGTGGCTCAGGTAGTGGTAGCGGTTCAGGTAGTGGCTCAGGTTCCGGATGTCCAACAGGTTATCATTCAATAAAACTTAAAAGGCTTCCAGGAAATAGCGATATCATAGGTAAAGGTTTTCATAGAAGTGGATGGCCTTATGTAGTTAATCATTTATATCCTTTACATTCAGAAAGTGGAATTTTATTTGATGATTTTGTCGAACAAAATTTTTGTTATGTAGACAAACCAGAAATATATACTGAGCCATGGGTCGGAGTTTTTCATCACCCACCAAATATGCCGTATTTTGGGAATCGCCCTGAAAAATTTGAGGTTTTTACAAAGACTAAAGAATTCCAAGAATCAATTAAAATGTTGAAACTGGCTATAACTTTAACCGAGTTTCATGCTGTGGAATTAAGAAAAATAGTAGATTGTCCTGTTATTGTTATTGCACACCCAGCTAAACAAGGATTTCCTGAATGGTCTGAAGAGGAGTGGGAAGCAAATCCACGGAAAGAATTAATACAAATTGGTTTTTATCTTAGAAACACACAACTTATTAATCAGATACCTATCATTAAAAATGTCCGAAAGATTAGATTATGGATAGACAGATTTTGGATAAATGCCTATGATTCCCGAGTTAAAAAATATTGGAATGCCGAATCTACTAGGAAAAATTATGGAGAATTTAGGGATAGATATTTCGTAACACCAAGGAACTTTGATAAGATGTTATCTAAAAACGTCGTTGTTATGGAATTCTTTACTTGCTCTGCAACTAATGGATTATTAGATTGTTTAGTAAGAAATACACCGTTGATTGTAAATAGACATCCTGCAGTCGTTGAATATTTAGGCGAAGATTATCCTTTATATTTTGATAATCCAGAAGAAATACCTGGATTAGTAGAACGGGCAGTAGAAGGACATAGGTACATGAAGAACATGAATAAGGAATTCTTAAAACCTATCAACTTTATAAACAAATTATTGGATAATTTATGAGAAAATATGCAGTAATGTGTGGCAGTCGCAGCGGCAGCTCTTACTTATGTGATCTTTTAAAATCTACAAATAGGTGTGGTAATCCCAATGAATATTTTAATCCTGAATTAAAGGATAGTTGGATGGAGAAATTTGGCTATAAACCAAGTTATGTTGATCGCCTAATTAATAAAACTAAGACTGAAAATGATGTTTTCGGAGTCAAAATCGTAGGTGTAAAAGATCAGTTGGAAACATATAACAATTCCATTCTTAATCTTTCACATTGGATATGGTTAAGAAGAGAAAATCAAATTTTACAAGCAATTTCGAGATATAGAGCATGGGAAACTGGAATTTGGCATATGAAACATCCTAATCATAAAAAGACTGTCGAATATAATAAAGGTGGTATTCAATGGTGCTTAGATGAAATTAGATCAGAGGAAAAGTTTTATGAAGAATATTTCAATGATAAAGATCATATAGAAATTTGGTATGAAGATGATCTGGTGGATGCTCCTGAACAAACTGTAGTTTCTATATTATCATATTTAAAAATAAGTACTGAGGAGATTCCCGTATTAAAAACTACGCAGATAATATCTAGAGATAAAATCTCAGAAGAATGGCAAAATAGATTTACGTCTGATTTAACAAATTGATAACATGGGATACTTTAGAGTATCCCATTTTTTGATTATATTTAATAAATCTTCTAAAACTTATCACAACTTTCTTAATATAATATTTAAACAATAAAGAAAAATATTATATGGTTGATCAGTTATTTACAGAAAAGTTTAGACCCAAGAAACTCGAACATGTTATTCTTCCAACAAGAATTATGGATCATGTTAAATCCGGAGAAGTTCATCAAAATCTTTTATTACATGGACCTCCAGGTTTAGGAAAAACTTCACTAGCAAAAGTATTAACAATGGATCGTCCTACATTATACGTCAATGTTTCTGATGAAACTGGTGTTGATGTAATTCGTGAAAAAATTAAAAAATGGTGCTCAACATCATCAGTTATCGATGGTAAAGAATCTACAAAGTTTGTTTTATTAGATGAGATGGACGGAGCTTCTGATCAATTTTATAAAGCTCTACGTGCAACAATTGAAAAATTTGCAGAAAACGCCAGATTCATAGGTACTTGTAATTACATCAACAAAGTTCCAGCGCCGATTCAATCGAGATTCGAAATGATCGATTTTAATTTCATAAATAAAGAAGAAGAAAAAGAAGTGATGATTAATGTTATCAAAAGAACTTCTGCAATTATCAAATCTTTAGATATCAAAATTGAAAAGGCAGCGCTAATTGAGCTTGTAAAGAGAAATTTCCCCGACATGCGTGGAATTCTAAATAAACTTCAAAGTTGGAAAATCCAAGGTATTACGGAAGTCACGATAGAAAATATTAAACAGCTCAATTATTCATTTGCAGATGTTTTCAAAATTCTTTGTGAAAAACCTGATCCTCAAGGTAATTATAAATTTTTAGTAGCAAATTATTCATCCAAAGTAGATGAAGTTCTTGCATCAATTGGTACAGAGTTTCCGGAATATCTTAAGGAAAATAAAGAATCAGAAATTTCCAAATTACCAATGATAATTATCAAAACTGCTGAACACCAAGCACAAAGAACGATGGTTATAGATCCTGTGATCACAATGTTATCTTTGGTATTTACCATTCAAAGTATCATCAATTCATGATAGTAGATAATTCATCGATAATAAAGGGTATAGATTATATCGAAAATACCCGAGAACTGATTATTGATTTCAAAACAGGAAAAACTTATACGTATTCAAATGTACCAGGAGTCGTAGCATTATCATTTTTTGATAGTGAGTCTAAGGGTCATTTTTTTACTAAGCATATCAAAGGTAAATATGAAGAGAGTAACTGACGTTAAGGAATATATAATATCCAGGTATCCATTACATCCAGATAAATTTGATGTCATTAAAGTAGGTAGTTCTATATGGCTTTATGTTATTGATAGAAAAATTCAGTTAACGCGGTATCAGATATTCAAAGGTTCTTTAGGTACTATAGATGAATCTGAGGCACTTAAAAATTATTTATTAGGTAATATACATAAAGCCATAATAGACCTCGGATATGTTAACTCAGGTTATTCTGTGTAACTATTTGGACCCAATTAAAAGAAAAATATGACAAATATAATATTCGATGGTAATTATCTTTTTTATAAAACTTTGTTTGCAGTATTGCACACAATGAAACTTAATAAAGATGAAAATTTTTTATCTTCTGATGATCATCAACAAATTTTCATGCAAAAGATATCTGTCGATATGGCTTTCGCAATTAGGCAGTTTGGTAATCCCACCCGCATCATTTTTACAATTGATGGTAAGTCTTGGAGAAACGAAGTGGAAATTGAAGAAAATGATGGATACAAATCTGGTCGTTCTAAAGATTTAAAAATTGATTGGGATGCGTTTTATAAAATGATGAATGAATTTGCGACTATTATTGAGCGCAAAGGTTTTATAGTATCTAGGATCGATAGAGCAGAAGGTGATGATGTTATGTATTTCTGGGCTCAATTATTTTTAGCCAAAAAACAAAATAGTATAATTGTAACTGGAGATAAAGATTTACGACAAATAGTTAGGTTGAATAACGATAATTACACAGTTGTATTCGATAATAATTCTCAACGAAGATCAATATGCGCAGCCGAAGGGTTACAAGATTGGCTAAAAACTGAAGATGAGATTGATATATTTTCAACCGAAACATATATGAATACATCCAAAGATCTTATCCATAATGCATCTAAAAAAATCAAAATAATCGAAATCGATCCCCATGATTTCATTTTACAAAAAGCATTAATTGGTGACGACGGAGATGATGTACCACCGTTATTTATTTGGCCAACAAAAAATGGAAAAAAATTCAATCGCATAACCCCAAAAAGAGCCGAGGTGATATTAAACCATGTAAGAGAATCCATTGATGAAAAATTAACAATCAAAAATATCACTACATATGCCGATAAAATAACTGAAGGTATTAGAAAAGTTTCGAAGGTTAAAGAAATTGATGCCGAGTCTATTGAATCCAAGCTTAAACGAAACATTAAGCTTATGTATCTACATAAAAGTGTTATACCTAACGAAATCTTTAAAGATTTTATAGTTCATGCCAAGGAAAATTATAAAAAGAAACTTGGTGCGAAATCATATTCTAAACATATGTTAATTGAAGGCACAAAATACGATAAGCCGCCAGAGTCATTTACAGACGGCATCTTTGGAAAATTGGATAGAAAAAAATGACAAATACACAGGACATTATTGAATATAAAGGATTTCTGTGGACCGTGGAAGCTATGTACCCACCTCGTATAGGCAAAACTGATGGTTATGATTACGATTTTCTCAGAGATAAATATAATGCGGATATCATCCTAAAAAGATCGAATAAATTACTTGTGTGTAAAATTGTCGAGGAAATTGAATTTGAAGAAATAACGGAAAAGACTAAAGAAATAGAAGAAAAAATAAAAGAAGATAATGAATGAAAAAATGACAGAATTACTTACACAACTATTTAGATTTTATCAAAAAATGTTTGAATATGATCTAGAAGTTTTTAGTCAATCGTGGATTTATATCTGCTTATTAATACCTGCCTTTATGTACCTTTGTATTTTTTTACTTAAATGGACTATACTTACTGCACCATTTTGGATACCTGTTCGCCTTGCCTTTGAAGGAATTGCTAGTATTATTAAAGCAATTAAAGAATAAAACTATTCACAATTTAGAAAATATAAAAATATATATGGATCATACCAAGTTATTTGACTTTACCAAAATTCTTTTTACAAGACCAGATTTTTATAAAAAAATGAAGTCTTATGAGAAAGCTCGTCATTATTTCATGACTCAAAGATTTATGTCAATAAATTTTCCAGTACAAGCTAATCATATTCAGCATATAAAAATAAACCCTTCCGAAGTTTTAGATTATTGGCACCGCGCTCTTTCTGCCATGTATAATAGAGTTCCTGGATGGATGTATGTTAAAACTGCCAAAGCTAAAAAGGAAGTCAAAAATAAATATATCTCTGAAAACGTCATGCGAGAATACTGTAGTAGATTTGGGTATTCTATGGACCAAGTTCAAACAGCTATTGATATGTTCGGAGAAAAAATGATAAAGGAACTTAAACAATTTGAAAAAATGACAAAGCAATGAATCCACTGAAAAATTTTGAATATCGTAATTGGCAAGGAAAAAGTCTAAGAGAACACCCAATTATACAACCTGGTAATTATGATGGTTTATGGTCTGGGTATTTTGTAGAAATATTATTTGAAATAAGAGTTCCAATAAGATATATAAATTATGGATTTCTGGCGTACTAGGAATTAATTGTGAATGTAAAATAATAGTAACTGATAATGGAGAAGTCTATGTTGACTAATCAAATCAAACGTTAGCACTTGAATACATAACTTAGAAAACACAACACTAATGAGAACGATATCATTTAGAGACTTTGTTAATGAAAACAAACGTCAAGCAAAGCAATATTTGCAACAAGGTAAAATTACAAAGGACGAATTAAAGACATTTGTCGATATGGACCCGTCAGGCACAAAAAACAAGTATGTTGGTTGGATGGCGAAAGTGTATGTTAAAGAGAAGCCTGGTATTGATCAGTTGCGAAGCTATGTCGAAGAGTTTGATGTACTACTTAATCGTCGCAAAACAAAAACAAAAGACATTTACCAAATCAAAACGTTTCAAGCACTTGTTGATGAAGTCGATAAAATTAATAACACCGGCGCAAATTTGTCAACTAAGGACCTTGAAAACGACTATGAAGTTATTCAGGACGACAAAGATTTGCTAGTTATTTGTCCGTACACTCACGAAGCATCAAGAAAGCTAGGAATCACAAAGTTTGCATATAGAAAATGTTCTGATGGAAAAACTGATAGCGCATGGTGCACAACATATAAATCTGCTGATCACTTTAACTCGTACTACTTTAAGCATAACGTAACGTTTTATTATGTAAAAGTCGTATCTGAGAGATTAAAGCAACAATTAATACGTGAATTTGGTGCAGATCAAGGCGATAGACTAACAATTAGTGCAATTGCAGTACTTGGTGGCAATAATATGGATGGCTATGATGGTATGGATGGTCGATTAAATGCATCTGATTTGAAAAAATACATTCGAATAATTGGCTTAGATGATTAACAACAATTTGAATGGCAAAGAAAACTAAATGATGATGTGTCAAAGCATAACATTTATCATGTAGTCAAAACGTTTCTTTGGCGAGGCAAAGTTGCATATTACGCAATAGTTGACAATGTAGAAAAGAGACGATGAGTTTGGGCACCAAAATCAAGTTTCTTGATAGTTTAGTGTAAAATTAAATATACTTTGAGGATTGTTGATATATACTATCAATAATCCTTTTTTTATGCAAGAACTTAGCAATATTGGTGACTATGTAATATATGATCAAAAAGAAGCATTTCTGAATGTTATACGCATCAGAGATTTCTTTTTGGAAGTTTCCGGTGAAAACATTTCAAAGGAATTTAGATGGTCAACAGACAATAAAATATACTCAGCGTGGACAGCAATGACCATGGATACTTTGAGAGAAGTAGAATTAAATATTTTAGAAGAATTGTGGGTCGAAGTCAAATTCACATTAATCGAATCGGGTGCTGTAACTATCAATTCTTTTTCATTAGATCTAGAAATTAAAAAGGCGAATAAGAATGACTCGATAACATCACCCATATTTACATGCTCAGAAAATGGTAATTTATTAAGCACTGTCGATCTTCAGAGTCTTTGTTTTAATCCTTATGATGTTAATCCTGCTGCATGTCTTTACCAAGAATTAAGTTATGCTGTCAATAATCTTTTTGGTCATGAAGTTGAATATTTTAAATGTGATCCAGACGTAAAATCTAAAGATATCACATTTAATGAATATTCAATTTATTCTGTAACTCAACAAAAATGTCTTAAAGTGCTAGTCGAGAATAACGAGTTTCCTGATGCAGCTCTTCAACATAATCCATTTGGTATAGATTTTGAATTACCTTTCGAGGTTCATATTGATAAGAATTATTGGGAAGAAATTTTTGGTCGTTCTACAGCACCGCAAAAAAGAGATGTTCTTTATTTTAAACTTAACAATAGAGTTTATGAAGTCATAAGTTCATATCTTTTCAAAGCATTTATGGAAAGAGATTCATATTGGAAAGTGAGTTTGATTAAATATCAACCTAAAGCAAATAGATATGAATCTCAAGAAATACGAGATACTTTAGACGCATTAACTACAGATTCATCAGAACTTTTTGAACAAGAATATCGAGAACAAGAAGAGAAAATTGCTAAACCTGATCAATATAGTAGATTTAAGGGAGATGGTAAATACGATCCATCTAGAAGCAAGATTCATGAGGATATAGAAATTTCCGAGTATAAACTAGAAAACTACTCAACCATCATTTCCGAATATCAATATAGACTTTCAAGTCTGGTAAATCTTTCAAATACTGAACAAGAACCTGCCATAGTTTACCGCGAAGTCGGTAATTTATCTAAAGATGCAGAATTTTCATATAGTTCATGGTTTGCTACTGACAAGTTCAAATTTTATGCACCACAGGATAACTTACTATCACAAGCATTAGATACAAACACTAACGAATTATTGATCACGATTAATAAAAATAGATCATATAATGTTGGTGATTATCTTAAATTTTCTAGAGTACCAGAAATAACATTTTACGGGAAAATTATAACAGTCAATTCTCCGACTTCTTTTACACTCAAGATTAATTCTGATATCGTTAACTATCTTGATAATTTCAATAGTATGTGGAGTGGAATGTCAAATTATACAGTAGAAAAAATAGTACCAAACAACTTTTTAAGTGGCTATTCAAATAATCAAGGTATTAAAATAGATCTTTTTGCAAATCGTTATTTCATAATCACACTTAATTCAGAAGAATATTTAATACCACTAAATAAAAATCTAATCAATGGCGAATTCCATGGATTGTTCATAAATATCTCAAACAAATTTAAACAAATAAGTTTACATTTATGGGAAAGAAAATGGATATCCGGAGTTTTAAGCTCTCCACAAACCACCGATCTATACAACAATTTTTCCATGACAATAAATAATGTGAATTCTGAAGAAAGAATCTCAGACACAAATTACGAAATAAATGCATCTAATTTGATATTAACAAATATCAGAGTATATGACCAAACATTAGAAGCAGAAAAGCAGGCAAATTTGTTAAACCAAAATATAGTACAAGACGAACAGCGTACTATAATAATTGATAACGCATTTCCTTCTTCACAGCTTCCATTTATAGCACACACAAAATGATAATTAAAAAACCGAATAATACAATGAGTCTTCTTATACAAAATATGCGGGAAGAAGACAAGAATTCTGATAAATCAAGAGCCTTGATTGCTTTTCATTTGAGATTAAAGCAACTCAGCTTTTTAATACAACCCACCGATGGCAAATAATTCAAAAGTCGATCAAGACGAAAGAGATAGAGAAATAAAAAAACGTAAAGAACTTGAAAAGCTTATACAACAGACTGGAGATGAATTGAAAGTTGATGTTGACCGTGCTAGCAAAACACTCAAAAGACATGATCCAGGGTTTCTTAATTATCACGATGTTAAGGAAATTGTAGACAATGAAGCTACAGAAATAGTTTTATCGATTGCAGAGTTTTATCTTAATCCTGAAATCATCGAAAAAGTCAATTACGTTAAACAAAAAACCAAAGTTGATAAAATAACTGTATCATCATTGTTATTTCAGATGAAAACTGCTGAACATGCAATCATTAAACTTTTGGGTGAGATTGACGACGGTAATTTACACCCAAGAACATTTGAAGTTTTAGCATCTCTACAAAGGTCAAAAATGGAAATTGTTAAACACATGGCCCAATTCATGTTAGTAATGGAAAATGCGTATAAAAGTTTCCATGAAGATTATAGAATCAAAAAATCAGAAAATCGAATTGATGATAGTGAAGAAATTGAAGAAGTAGAAAGATTTAAGACTCGGGGTTCTAAGGCATTGATTAAAGCTTTAACGGAATTAAAAGATGATGAGATGAGTGAAATGGAAGCCATGAACAAAATGGGCGAAATGGGCGACGAAGATAAATAAAAAAATGGCAATAAGTAATAAAGTATGGACCAGTACAATGGTCGAAGAAAATGTTAAGGCTATTGAGGAAGGTCGACAAGCAGACACATCGTGTTTCTGGTCAAGTAATCCACAATACAGAGCGGCAAATATTAATTTTGAGCTAACAGATATAGAATTAAAGGAGTTTGTTAAATGTTCTAAGGATGTAGTTTATTTTGCTAATAAATATTGTTATGCGATGACTGATGAAGGTGTTGCGAATATTGTATTAAGACCTTATCAGGAAGATATGCTTAAAACGTTTAAGGATAAAAGATTTGTTATCATGCTTGCTAGTAGAC